TGTTGAAAAAGTCTAGGTCAAACGGCAGTCTCTCTTCTTTCTCATGATAGAAGTCATATCGTTCATCGACATTCTCTAGATAGTCGTGACCAATGTTAGTATCAAAGGTAACACCAAGTGCTTTAGATAGAACATCTGGAATAGCATTCTTCTGCATGGTTGCATGTTTACCATCAATAATAGTAATAGATTCCATTACTGCATTGTAAACTGCACGGTCTTGACACCATGCTTCTGTGCGGTCAACTAACCAATCAAGGTCTTCCTTCTCAGCAGTAAAGATATTAGGTAAGAGTTCTGTAGCAATTCGATAGTTGTCTTCACCCAGACTGTTACCCTCATCCAATTCAATCTTGAATGCTTCTAGTGTAGGTAATTTATTGTATTTTGCAACAAACTTAGTAACTTCTTTAAAGAGTCCTTTATATACTCCATCAAAGTAATCAGGATTGATAAACGGAAGAACCTTCCGCATGTAGGGTTCATTCGTTAACAGATTCCTTAGTATCGTCTGTTCCAGATTTATATTCATTCCATTCCTCTGCCAACTCATCATTGTTGGTCATTATTTCACCTGTCTCATCATCTTTTGCAACAACTGTCCCTTCCGACATCGATGCTTCAAGTACAGAATTTAGTATTCTACCACAGTATTCTTGTAAAGTCAAGTCATTTATTGTGAGGTCAGGGTCAGGGGAAGAAACGATGTTGAAGTTGAAAGAGAGGTATCCATCGTCTTCCTCTCCCTCTGACCCTTCCAATTTTACATTCCCAAAACGAATTACCGTTTCTGGGAACTCCTCATTTATACGAACATCCCACCCATCTTCACTTTCTGATTGTGGGATGATATCGTAATGAATATGCTCAGATAACTTATTCTCTAAATCAATCAACTGCATTTTCAACAATCTCGTCCATAGACACTTGTTCTTCGTGTCCTATACTATATTGCTTTTTGATGAAGTCTGTGAAGTCTGTTTCCTCGAAGATTGGAGTCCAAAATTCCTTTTGAAGAGTATCTGCTTGTCTGACTTTCTTATCATCACCATTGACAGAATACCAACCATTACTAGGTTTAACAACATAACCGCCAGCAAGAGCAACATCCAACAGACCACTGAAGCGTTGAACACCACCTTCCCAAGAAACTGAGATAGGTATCTTTGACTTTTCTTTAACATATCTAGATTTATCAACATTGATTACAAAGTGATATCCTTTGATTTCAGTACCAACCTTGTCCTGTTGTCTACCGATAATCCAAATGTTATCTGCACTATAGTATATTCCAGTACCACCACCGACTACATCTTTTGGAAACAATCCAATCTCTTTGTATGTATGGTTGACTGCTACAAGTGGAATATTCTTCATGGTCAAATAAGGTGTGACCATTCTGAATAATCCTTTAAGTGCTTTTGCACGAGACATGTCTGCAACTGATTTTTCGTTTAATGCATCTTCGAGTTCTTTCTTAGATGCGAGGTTACCAATAGAGTCGATAACAATCATAACATTATCTTTTCTATCAAGTTGCTCCAGTTGACTTACCAAGTCGAACTTGAGTTCTTCAACATTTGCAACTGGTGTATGTAATACTCTATCAGTATCAACATCAAACTCTTTGAAGTAAGATTGGGGTGAACCAAACTCACTGTCATAGAATAAGATGACACCATCTTTCTTTTCCTTCAAGAACGAACTTGCCATCAATAAAGCAAATGATGTCTTGAAGTGTTTACTAGGGCCTGCTAGTACAGTCATCCCAGGCGTAATACCACCAGAGACACTACCTGACAGTGCCACGTTTACCATTGGTACATCTGTTTGTACCATATCTTGTTCTGTAAAGAACTTAGAATCCGATAATATGTCAGTCTGACTTATTTTCGAGTTCTTCTTTAGTTTGTCCATAATCGACATTGCTACTCTTCTCCCTATCGTCTAATTCATAGTTTTTGCGATAATCATTGTTTATTTTAATACATTCCGCAAGTAATGTCAAGTCCTCATCGAACTTTGTGAAGGCAAGTGTATCTTTAGGGAAACACGCACCACCAAAACCCTTCTTACCATCATAGCCTGGGACACGAGTGTGTCCAACACCAATACGAGGGTCTCTACCAATTGCATTCGCAACCGTAGGGTAGTTCGAACCGAACTTAGCAATAACATCATATAGTTGATTGAAGAAGGTTACCTTTGTTGCAAGGAATGAGTTCACTCCATATTTTACAAAGGCAGCTTCTGCGGCCGACATGAATACAAAATCAGTTGTGTGACAAAGAGAATATACAGAATATATTTCTGCTACTGCTTTACACGCATCTGGAAAACCACCTAGTAAGTGATAATCAGTATTTACGAATTGTTCTTTAGCATTACTCTCTGTCAAAAACTCAGGATTGTATACAATTCTTTTCCAGTCATCTTCAAAACAGGACTGATACAATCTATCAACAATATCAGGTGTGATTGTTGATTTAATAATAACACCACCTTTAGTATGTTCTAGTAGTTTTAGAACCGCATCTTCAACAAGTGATGCGTCAACTATACCATCACCAATTGAAGGTGTTGGTAGACATACAAAGGTAAAGTGTGGATTCCACTCTACAAGGTCATCGATAGTTGTATCATATTTTAAATCAACCAAGAACTTTTCAATGTCCTTGTGGGTAAATGCATAATCTACTGCACCCCCAACAAACCCATGTCCAACAATACCAACCTTCATTTGGTTGTAATGTTCTTCTAATGCATCTTGATTGACTGCATCCATTAATTCATCTTTATCCATTAATTAACTCCATAATAGTCTTTATACCATTTAATAAAGGATTCTACTCCTTGTTCAATGTTTACTTTGGGTTTATACCCAAGTTCTCTTAATTTATAGGTATCTGCCCAAGTCTCCAGTGTATCCGCAGGATGTCTTGGAGCAAGTATGACATTTGCCTCTCTCCCTAATTCATTACTTATGCACTTAATAAAGTCCATCAATTCAACTTGCTTTCCTCTACCGATATTATATATTTCCCCTGATGGGATATCATCGTTGAGTAAAACAATCTTGATGCCATTGACAATATCTCCGACATAAGTAAAGTCTCTTTTCATATCACCGTAGTTAAATGCTTCGATAGATTCACCACGGACAATAGAATCTGTAAATTGAAACAGTGCCATGTCTGGTCTACCCCAAGGCCCATATACGGTAAAGAATCTTAGACCAACATTGTTCAGTCCAGATATTTTGAACTGACACTCGTTAGTATATTTTGTATATGCATATGCATTGAGTTGATGTCCAGTTACCTCATCTTCAGTCCACCCAGTAGATGGTAACGGTGTACCACCATATACACTGGATGTGGATGCGTATATAACTTTATACACCCCATACATCTTACATACTTCAATAAGGTTCTGTGTTCCTAGAATATTATCATTGTGGTAAATTGCTTCTTTGCCAAACGAGTCTCTCACACCTGCTCGTGCGGCGAGGTGGATAACAATATCAGGTCTAATCCATTGGAATGCTTCGTCCAATGCATCAAAGTCTTTTAGGTCAACCTCATGAACCTCATGACCAAAGTATTCAACCCTCTTTGCTTTCAAAGAAGGGTCATAATAATCATTATAATTATCTAATCCGAATACTGTAAATCCGTCTTCTAGTAGTGAGTCTGCAAGATGACTTGCAATAAACCCTGCACCACCAGTAATTAATATCTTCATCAACCGTTCCTATAGATGTATTCTAATGCCCTATCTGCTTCTTTATCTAGGGGTCTGTTTTCATACCAGTTACCAGTCTCTCTATCCAACTCAGAACACAACTCTGATATCTGTTGAGCAGTGATAGGGTAACCACTCTTGACTGCATTACCTGCAATCGCAACCATAATCTGATACATCTTGTGATACCAACCAGTGTCACTCGTGGCACGATACTCCTGCTCTAACCTTTTAGGAAAGAAGGGGCAGTCACGATAAGATGTCCAAGTGTATGTAGTGTTATTTAGTTGTTGCTTACGATGCTCTATAACTGCTTTCTGCATTGCTTCAGGTAATCTATCTAAGAAACTATTACCTTGCTTTTCTACATAGGAATGTTTGTTCATCAACATGTCAGGGTCTAGGAAGACACCATCGTTTGTAAATATAAAGTTCTCTGCGTTAGGATACTGAGCAGGTATGTAATACATACGAGACAAATCCTTAGTCTGTTCATCACCTAGTCCCTTGAACTGCTTGTTCATAGCAAACCAGAAGTGTGGTAGTTCTTTTGAATCTACTCTTCTGGTAAGTGGGAATACGAGTCTAAACTTAGGATGGTCTCTTGTAGAACTGGCAGTTGAGTAACATATGTAACGGAATCCACCAAACTGTTCGTAAAGGTAGGACTCAAGTTCGTCTGAGGTAACTCCAAGTTTAGTATCCACATCAAGGCAAGACCAACCACCCCAATGTTCAACATTGCGATTACTCCTAGTTGTCTTGCTAACATAACTAGCAGGACTGATGAGAGGACTACTGTTTCTACCACCCTTTTCTCCGTGTTGTTCTGACAATGAGTATAACAAAGACTCGAACTCATCGAAGGTCTCAAACTCTTGAGTCCGATGAGTCTTATTATCATAAGTATTTTTAAATAGTGTTAAACTATAAATCATCTGCACATTATATCAAAGTATTCACTGTTTGTCAAGTATAAAAGGACATCTATCTATCACAAGGTGGATACGGTCTACTAGACTATCATTTCTAACACCATGTAACCCAATAGCATTGTCTAACTCATAGACGTATCCTGCTTCAAGATGATACTCATTATCATCATGTCTCATTACCACTTTAGGATGAGTAACAATTGGTATGTGATATCTTCTTGTTTTAACAAAAAGATTGTCATCATTATTAGATGGATTATCATTGTGGTCTTTTACAATACCACCTGCAAATAGTTTTATGAATAGTGCATTGATAAGTTTTCCTGCACCATCAACTTGGTCTATTGCATTGTTGATATCATCTAACTCATTTCCAAAACGAGAGTAATCAAGAAAGAACTTTATCTGATTGAACTTATTAGTTTCTTCAGGATTGAATCCATTAAGGTTTTCTGTCCACTTCAAAGGTATAGACCTTGAGTGTTCATGGTATCCACCTCTTCTACGAACCCAGTCATCCCATTTGACATTATCATATGGTACTACCTTTTCATAGATGGGTGCAATATCAAATGAACAAACCTTTCTCATACTCCAAAGTTTCTCCATGGTTTTACCAAAAAGAATACTATAACACATCTATCTTCATCTGTCAAATCAGGCATATGCATATGCTTTCCATTATACCAAACCATACGATTCTTTTTGAACTCTACGAGTTCTCCATCATAATATGTTCCAGTATTACCCCACAGATATACAACTCCTGCCCAGTCATACGCATCCTTATGAGGGGACATTGCTTTATCTTGATTGTCCCATAACCATTGTTTTTCATCACCTTCTATTTTATAGAAGTGCATTCGGTCTACAATCTTATTGGTTTCTTTTTCTATCTTTCTTACAATATCTGGATATTCATGTTTTACATTAAGAGTACGAATACCAGTCCAACCTTCTCTCACACCCATTACCTCATTGGATGCTTCGGTTGTGTAATACTTTTCGTTAGATGCACAGTTACATATATGCTCGAAGTCATCTAAGAAATCATCTATTATGTTTAAATCATCTTCCATGTCGTTCTAAATATTCTGCTTGTCTCCTTAATATATCTGGATTCTCATCTGCATATCCAACTGTATTATTACAGTATTGACATATGTAATCACGAAACTTACCAGTCTCATGACAATGGTCTAATACAAAGGGACTCTTCTTCCACCCTTTGAAATGTTCTTTACCTCTACCACATGCAGGACAAATATATGTCTCTGGGTCAGGTGGTGGATAATGTTTTCTAAGTTCACGAACAATCTTAGAGTTAACTCTTTGACAGTCCTTGCAATCATTCCTTTGTTCTGTGCCTTTACCATTGCGTTCAGAACGGAAAGCAAATCTTTCACTTGGTTTCCATTCTTCACACTTAATACACTGCTTACTGTCTTCAACAGTCTCAAGTCCCCACAGTGTATTTATCTCAAGACTCATTTTCCTCTAACCATTTATCAACCATATTATCCCACTTGTTTTGAGAATATAACTCCATATCAGATAATTTAGTTTTCTTGTAAGAACCTTTTATCTTCTTTGACCTTTTATCATTGGCCACGACATTCTTGTTGTCTCTAAATTGTGATTTATCCTTCATGCAAAGAACATATCCAACTGTGCCTTGGGTTCTGCACTCCAACCAACGGCATCAAGTATTGGTTCGAGAGGGTCTGTAAATGTCTTCTGGAATTGTAGACCATAGTCAATGTACTTGTCCAGTCCAAGTTCTCTAGGTAGGTGCAGGGGGAATGTTATCACATTCTCCTTGATAGGATTAGGTTGCTTGAGGTAAACGAAACGTACCTTGTCCCCTGCCTTAATCTGTTCAACATTCATACCCTTGGTGTATTGGTTATAGAGTAATGCACCACGAGCATGAATGGGTGTTCCCTTCTTGTAGATAGTTGCGGAGTCTCTCCACTTAGATACTGCCGACAGTGACCTAGGAAAGGATACATCTTCGGCAGGTAGGTTATTGAACTCACTGCGAAACTTTGTAATGAAGGATTGGGTATCTGTTTCAGAACCATTTACAATTAGAGCAAATAATTCTTTCATCTTATCACGACATACTAATGGTGTAGATGATTTGATTGCTTCAATACCCATCATCTTGAGTTTAGGTTCTTTGTACTGTACACCTTCTGAGTTGTGGACATTGAGAATGTATCTCTTTTTAGCAACCCAAATAGCACGGTCAGCAATAACCTCTCTACCCATCTCCATACGATTGACAAATGAGTTAGTGTATTCTGCTAAGTCAGCATAGGATTTCTCTAGAACTTTCTCAAAGTGGTCAGCAGATATCTTGTCCAGAAACTTTACTGGGTCTTTGGGTTTGAACTTCTCAATCAACTTAGACATCTTGATATACACTGAGTCAGTGTCAATAGCAATAACATAGTCTTTACCATCTGTCTCAAGAAGTTTGTTCATCTCTTGATTGACTGCTCGTTCTGCCCACTTGATAGACAACTGTCCTGCCAGAGTAATAGACTCTGCTACTCTTTGGTCAAAGTATCTAAACCAACGATTACCCAATGCACCATACAATGAGTTCATCAAAATCTTAATTGCCATCTGTTGATTGTTTAGATTAGAGATACGATTAGACAATGCTTTGGTAGGAGTCTCCTCATACTCTTGTTGTGCTTTCAACATCTCATCTTTGATGACTCTTCTTTCTGAATAGTATTGACGAATCACGGCAGGAATGATACCTTCCTTCTCACGAGTGAATCGTACACCACTAGGGGCAAGTGCATAGTTCTGGTCACTTGGTGTTTGCTTACGCAACATATGTTCTACTGATGTAGAGGTTAGTCCATCAACCACAGTCTCAGGTGACATATTGTATTGTACAATAATATTAGGATACAGTGAGTTCAAGTCAAAGGAAGTAACCCACTCATGAGAACCTACTTGGGGGTCTTTGACATATCCACCTTCATACTTGGACTTACTCTTCTCTACTTTGGGTGGCACTGCTACTTGAAACTGATTTAGAATACGGTAGATGATAGAGTCCCAGATAGCAGTAGTACCAAGAACCTCTTCGTAGTTGACACCGCCTTTGTAGGCAAGAGTTATTGCCAGACTAATCAGTCCTAGTTTCTCTTCAAGTTTGTCAACCAAGTCCACATCACGAATATTATATTCAATAAACTTCTGGTGGTCATTCTGATAAAGAGTATGCAAATCACCATACTCTTCATATGATAGTTTGCGTTCACCTAGTTCTACAAATGCAATATTGTCCAGTCGATATGATTCTTGTTGAGTGTAAGTAAATTTCTGATACAAGTCATAGTAATCAAGTTGTGCGATGCCCATGATGTCATAGGTGTCCACATCTCTGCGTCCCATCTTGCCACGGACAGTACGAGGTGACACTACACCCCAAGGTGAGAATCTCTTGACGGACTCATCACCTATAACCTTTCTTGTTCTGTTAACAAGATAAGGAATATCAAACTGCTTACTGTTCCAACCAGTAATCACATCTGGTGAACCGTGCTTCTCCCAATACTTTAGAAAGGAGTCAAGTAGTTGTAGTTCATTCTCACACTTGTTGTATATCTCATTGTCCTTGGGTTCATAGTCTCCTAATGCCCAGACACGAAAGTAATCTTCTTTGGATGCTTTAATACAGATTGCAGTAACAGGGAAATCTGCCTTATCAGGTTCAGGAAACCCTTGGTCAGATTGTACCTCAATATCAATAGTTGATACCACAATCTGATTGGGGTCGAAACTGATATCATTGGGGAAGGCATAGGTGATGAACTGATGCACCATATTGTTCATGCCATAGATTTTTACAGTATCGATATTCTCATATCGTTTAATGAAGTCTGTTGCATCCTTCATAGAGTCCATCTGTAAAGGGGCAACCTGTTTACCTTCTAAAGTAGACCAGTCTCCCTTACCATCAACAAATAATGTTGGTTTGAATGGAACTCTCTTCTGTATTCTTTCTGCACCATCATACCCACGATAGAGTATACGGTTGCCGTATCGTTGAACCGATGTATAGAATTTCATGTTTACCTCATGCTATAGTGGTCTATTATACTAGACCCAAACGTAAATGTCAAGCGGTTTTTAAAAACCAAATATGTTATCTAACCCATACATTATAGCACCCATCATGCATATTGTCACTACCTGTAGAACTGATGCTATTGCTACAAACTTCATTGCCCTATCTGACCACCATTTGTTTTCTGTTTCAATCCACTTCTTGATTTGTTCTGGGGTTGCGTCTTTGTATTTTTTCATAGTTTTTTAAAGAAATAATGCAGGTTGTGTTTCCTGATATAGTTATGATGATTTTGTGTTAACCCTAAGTCTTCACTCCAACACTGTGTAGTAGGAGTATTCATATAAGGTTGTTCACTTCTTTTAAAGTTTATTGTCATAAACATCTCTTCCTCAGTCTTTCCATATCCCAGTTTCTCATGGTCACGAAAAGGTTGTAGAAATGAACACTCTTTACCTTTGTAGTCTCGTTTTGATAAGAAGTGTTTAGCATACAACTTATATAATTTCTCTGCCATCAAGTAAGGCCCACAGTTCACTGGAAGTCTGTTATTACTTCTTGTTAGTTGGTCATACATCCATTCGGCAGAATGCTTGTTATAAGAATAACAAGACATATACAATCCTAAGTTAGCATATGAAAGGTCATGTTCTAACATGAAATCATATGTTTTCTCAAAATCATCTGCATCTAATAGATATGCATCATGCTCCATAATAAAGAATCTATCTTCATATCTTTGTCTACGCATAAGTTCCCAATGGGAACACATACCTGACATTTCTGTCTCGTGCATTGGTTTAGGTTCTCTGTCATTAAGACCATCAATGGTCGCAAGAGACTTTTGCCAATCAAATTGGTGCTTAACGGTATGAAGAGTTTTAGGTGTAATACATTGAGTTGGTATGATATCAAGCATACCTCTTTGTATTACTGGTTCGAAACTATCAATGGCAATCTCAGAGTACCTCACGGATACTGGATTGTCAAAGTCAACTAACATATATGCTTTCATATCATTATATAGTGTAGAGTTGGGGGATAGATGACTATCCCCCTCATCTTTTTAATTAACCCAGTGGGGTGAAAAGCGGTTTCATTGCTACACCCATGAGTGCTATGCACCCAATAAGTAGTAGTATATGTAGTACGCAATCGCCTCCCCCTAGGGATTCGATAACTTTCTTCATTTTGTTCCTCGTTTTAAGAAATTTTTATCTTACGAGGCTGCTTCTCTTTTGGGATTTCTAACTTCAATGTTATTGCAAGAATACCATCTTTGAGAGTTGCTCCATTTACTTGGACATACTCACTAAGTCTGAACTGCCGTTTGAATGCTCGTGTACTAATGCCACGATGTATTACTTCACGGTCTCTGGACTCATGTTTACCAGATATGGTAAGAGACCTTTCCTTCTGCTCTACATCTATTTCAGATTCAGCAAACCCTGCAACTGCGACTTCGATGATATACTCATCATCCGATTCCTTCACAATATTGTGAGGGGGATAATGGTCATTTGCGTGTTTAGTTGCGTAATCGAGTTCCTGCAACATATGGTCGAAACCAATAAATGCAGACCTAGGGAAAATACTTTTTCCAATTTCTAATTTTGTCATGTCGCTCTATCTCCTATTTTAATTTTAGCAAGATGAATTGGGACTCACTATTGTGACATCCCTACTATTATATATAAGGATTAATTTTTTTATTTCAAGCTATTATGTGAAAAAAATAATATTTTTTTAAATAAACATTGCAGGGTCAGAGTCTTCATCACTTTCAAATGCGAATGAGCATGTGAGTCGTGACATCTTCGGAGACAACTTATGATATGTCCCACGAGGAATATAGACTGCATCGCCTGGATTCATTATCTTGAAATCATCATCATTACTATCCTTATCACTCTCTCCAATACGGATTGGTATCTCACCCAGAACTTGGACTAAGAACACATCCATACTATCTTTGTGTCTTGGATAGGAATCATGACTATTGCCAAATCCAGTAAAGGCAATATTAGTTATTTGCGGTGCGCCTTTTATATATGTTTCTTTTTTAGGTGCAGTCGGCAAAAAAAAGTTTTCTAAATCTGTGTATACTTGTTTACAAAACGAGGGTGCAGAGGGTCTCAGATGAAAAGAGTTCATTGCAAATCTTTGCTTATCTCTATTCCAGTCTTGTAATTCTTTTGGGTGAGTATCTACCAGACGCATATGTTCGTCCCAGTCATACTTCCCTATATCAACATTAGTCCACCAGTGCTTCTTATCACGGATGTCTAGTATATGACTAGTAAAGTCTACTTGTTCCCAATGTTGTATTTCGGACATAACTCCCACTGGTCTTTCTCCTTGAATCCTATAATCTTTATTTGTCTCAAAGGAGCGCACTCCTTTGCAACTTCACCGTTTTGGATTTCTAGTAGTCCCCAGTCGGATAGCAATGTTGCTATTGTATTTCTTCTCTGCATGTCTGATTCTTCAAGGTTTGACTTCTTGCCATCAAGCATGAATAGTTCCTTAAAGTGTACGATATAATATCGTCCCTGCTTATGCAGGATGTGACATGATTGAAAAAGTTTATTATCTCTTTTTGATGCAACACCTATCCTTGTAAGTGTTTCTCTGACTTTGAGAAAGTCATCTGGTTCTGCTAGAGTAACTTCTAGCATATTCACAGGACTCCATGTAACTAAGTTATTTTCTTCCACCTTTATTCACCTTTTTTTCTAATTCTTTAATCTGGTCAGGTGATAAAAGGGGTAGGATTTGCTCTGCCTTTTCATTGCTATATCCATAGTATGCTTTCACCACATCAACCGCATTATGTGTTTCTGGTTTTAACCATTTGGAAAACCTTTTACGTTTCCTAATGATATTTATAAGAAATGAGAATTGTAGACGGTTGTCTAGGTGGTGTGAGATATTCATCTCATTAGCAAGAATAACAGTATCTCCAAAGTAGGAAAGACTACGATTAACCAAAAAAGAATTATAAACACCTTCGTCTTCTTCAGTTTCCATAATTTCTTTTTTAGTATAGTTAATCGCATTTACATAATCAAAAGGTTTAGTCATTCTTCGCTCTTTATGAGTAATAGTTTAGGTTTATCGTGTGGAACTTTCTGTACCATTATACCACACTGTTGAAGGAAAGTCAATCCGTCTTCGGTTTTATATGTTTCGTCATAGACCACTCTGATGATTCCTGACTGGTAGATGAGTTTTGCACAGTTGAGGCAGGGGGCGTGGGTGGAGTAGAGAGTTGCATTCTCCGCCGACTCTGTGCTAGACGCAATCTTTGCAATCGCATTTGTCTCTGCATGTAAGACCTCTGGTTTGGTTGTATTCCACGCATCTTCACAAGTGTTGTCCCATCCAGTGGGCATACCATTGTATCCTATAGATATGATGCGATTCTCTTTTACGATTACTGCTCCGACTTGAAGTCTAGTAGCAGATGATAATGTAGCATACACATGAGCAGTTGCCATATGTGCATTGTCCCACTTAGTCCATTTCTGCAAAGGGTAACTCCATTTGATGAGGTGTCCACTTACCCTCAACTTTGGTTAATGTCATGAGTGGTTGTTTTTCCATCGGATATGATTTGTTGACTAATACAACAAAGTCATCTGTTACTTTATCTCTGCGTTGACCGAAGTCATCGTAGTACCAAAGTCTTTCTTCTGGGATGTGTTCCTTATCTGAAACGAGGACATACTTCATATTTACTCCTTACCAATGTCTGATTATACCTGCTATAATAAAAAAGCAAGTAACGAAGTTAGTACCAACAATCACCGTGCGGATGACAGTGATTGTGTTGTCATGTGGTGCAGTCTTGTCATCGGAGTATCCCCCTAATGCATACTGCCATACTCTCCAGTATTTATAAAAACTCAACATTTGCCATTACCTCTGTTAGACATGCTACTAGATTTAATTCATGGTCTGCAACAAATGCATTCTTGTATTGATAGTCAGCAAGGATTAGAATAATCTGAGGTAAACTTTCTGGTGCAACCTTACCATCAATAGTATCATAGATACCACGGAAGACAGACGCAGGTTCTAGGTCAATATTGTTGACCACCCACTGACGCATCTTCTTGAAATCCTTGTTTTTAAGATGAGAGTATAAGTCTGAATACTGACTGTTGTCTACAACCAGTACATCTGAATTGATACTACCACCAATAGATGCTCTTTGTAACTCATTCAATACCCTACGGAAGTCAGGGTAGTGTTTGGTAATAAGTTCTGCAAGAACCTTTGGATTGTATGTGACACCCTCACCCTGTAAGATAGTATCGCATCTTTTCATAAAAGACTCAGCAAGGACTGCACGGTCTTTGCCACTTGATACATTGAACTCATAGACACCAGTACGAGAATGTAATGGTTCAATTACACGGTTCTTAAAGTTACAGGTAAGGATAAACCTACAGTTGTCACTGAACTCTTCAATGAATCCACGCAAGGCAGGTTGAGTTGATTGGGGGTTTAGGTAATCTGCTTCATCAAGGATAACAACTTTGTATCCACCTGATAGAGATACCGAAGAAGCAAACTGTTTTATCTTACCACGCAAGGTATCGATGTTACCCTCTTCACTACCATTGATTACAATGTAGTCAAGTCCTAGTTCATTACATATAGCACGAGCAACGGTAGTCTTACCTAGACCTGCCGTACCAGTAAATAACATGTTAGGGATTTCACCAGAATCTATAATGTTCTGGAAGGTTTGCTTGAGTTCTTTTGGCAGAATAGTATCTGCAATAGTTTGTGGTCGATACTTCTCGACCCATAGAAATTCATTCATAATAATCCATTATAACACAATAACGACCCTTCTGTCAATAAGAAAGTTGAGAGGGTGGACGGAAAGGAGACATCCACCCTCTCTAGACAAATACCTAAGAATCGGTATTGTCTAAACCTTGTGAAGACTGGTACTCTTCGACCAGTTGCACTATCTGCACTGCTTGGTCTCTTAACTGACCAATAGTAGATAGTTCCTCACCTTTAATTGCTCCCCTCTGAACAATGGTATCAATAACTGCCACACATGAACGAGCAACACGGTTACTCAAATCATAAATTGCACTGTGGTCTGGTGCTTTTTCTTCTGCCTTTGCCATCTTATACTCCGTAAGTCGATGTTTTTTCTAGTGCAATAAAGTATTCAGTTGCAGACTGTTTACTCGTAAATTGCGATATTAACTTAGATGAAATGCCTACATCAAAGTCTTCGTTGACAACTTTTAGATTACCAACATTCAGAACAAAGTTGAATACAACTCCTTCTGGATACTCTCCTTCCACATCAATTGCGAAAGTATTTGAAGTCGCATCTTTACTGTCTTGAACCGACAATCTGATTGCTCCATCTGATGGAGTAATTGTTATCTCATCATGACCCAAGGCGGCGGATGCTCTCTTTATTTTACTGAGTGTATCAGTATCTAGGGAGAACTTAACTTCGGCATCTGGCATGTTGATTGACTTGCCAGGCGTAGTCAGCATCTCTGGGTCTGAAAAGAAATACTTCACAGATGAACGACCAGTGTTATCAGAGACAACAACATAGTCAGACTCAAACCTAAGTGTTGGGGATTGAACCAGAGACAAGACATTCAAAAACTCATTCAAGTCATAGATGCCAAAAGTCTGTGGGAAGTCCTCAACAGTCTCAGTAGATGAAAACAAATTTCGTGCTACCGAAATAGTTTTCAGTGTACTACCATTCTCAACCACAATGTTTGGGTTGATGGTAGCATAGTTTTTTAGTATATTAATAGTGCTATCAGTTAATTCCATAATAATTACCTTTCTCCAATTTAACGCATACTATACCAGAGTTCTCAACTAAAGTCAAGCTTTTATTTTAGAGAAGTTTCGTTCCTTCACAAATTCTATTTTGCGAGCGAAATGTGCATCCTCTAACTCTGATTTATGCGAGATGATAAAGACATTAGTATCCTCAGACAGACTGCTAATAATCTTCATCAAGTTTTCAATACCATCTTCATCTAGGGACGAATCAAAAGTCTCATCCAATAGAAGTAGATTGGTTGCCACACTGTTCTTCATTTTGGCAATCTGTCTCCAACAGAATAACAGCGACAAGTCGATTCTTTGTTTCTCACCCTCAGAGAATGAATCATAAGAGAATGCGTCACGATGTCGTGAACGGATAGTCTCTTCGAATGCTTCATTCAAATTAAAGTGAACAAAGAAATCTAATGTTTGTAAAAATTCGTTAGTCAAATTATTGATGACTGGTAGATACTGCTTAATAATCTTTGTCTTGATACCAGTATCTTTTAGTAGTTCTGCTTTGACTCTATCATAGGATGCTTGTTCGTTGAGTTTGTACTTAGTCTCCTGTAGTCCTTCTTTGGATACTCTAAGTTTCTCCAACTCAGCATTTGCTTCTGATAAGTCACCTGTCTCTTCATCTATATTACCAATCTCTCTATTGAGTCGGTCAATAGATTCGTTGATAGAAGCAATCTCTCTATTATTACCATTGATGTTTGACTGCCATGCACGGATACAATCCATCATAACATCAAATGCTTCTTTCTTATCTTCAAACTTCTTCTTCTGTTTATCATACATCTCTAAAGCAACTGAGATAGTTTCTGCTTTTGTTTTACACTTCTCAAGATGATATTTCTTAATGTCCTTACTGATATCCTGTTCACAGGTAGGACATATATCATGCTTATCAAAGAACTTTGCCTTCTTGACTACATCCTTCTGCTCATGTTTGAACTGAGATGCATAGTCCTCTAGGTCTTTCATCTTCTGTGATAGGTCTTCAATATCTTTTAGTAGTGGTGCTTCCTTGTCTTCTAGGTCAGCACTCAACTTAGAATTATTATCTGTCAGGACTTTGATTTGTTCCTGCAATCCTTTGATGGTCTCCTGCTTCTCTTTCTTTTGTTGAGAAGTCACCGCATTAAGGTCACGCAGATATTTTTTCTGTGCATTTATTTTAGTATTCACAAGATTGATTTGATATTCATTATCATTAATCTTCTCTTTAAGTATAGAAACCTGCTCTTTTAAGAGACCATTCATCTTACTGAATACATTAATATCAAGTAGGTCTTCAATCACATCACGCCTTGCTTGAGAGGTAAGTTGCATAAACGGAACGAAGGATGAAGACCCCAAGACCACAATCTGATGAAAAGATTTATGGTTCAACTTGATAATATTGTTCTCTAGCATGAGTTGATACTCACGAGCATGAGAAACTTGGTTCACCATATTACCATTCACCCATATCTCAAACTTATTCGGTTTGATACCACGGATTACTTTATATTGTTGTGAACCTATCGCAAACTCAACTTCCACTAATGTACCCTTTTGATTGATACTGTTCACCAGTTGAGATTTTGATATCTTACGATGTGGTTTGCCAAACAGACCAAACGACAATGCATCTAGCATAGTTGACTTACCACTACCATTCTGACCCACAACCAAGGTTGTTGGATGTGTATCAAAATTTAATTCAGTTAGGTTGTTTCCTGTGGACAGGAAATTTTTATATCTTAGTTTTTGAAATTGTATCATCTTCTACTTTTCCGCACCAGTTGCACGGATATCCCTTCTCCGTTCCTATCTCTGTCTTTTCCACTTCACAATAATGATTCCAAAACTCGAAATCTTTAGGTGGTGGAAAACCATCATTAAATCCTAGACCCATTATAATATCTCTAGAGACTCTGCTTCTCTCATAAGAGCAGAGACTTCTTTCTTTATACGACCCTTATCCAAGTCTGTAGATACGGCATCAATATAATTATACACTACTGTTTGCGTATCGTCAAGCGAAACTTTCGAATCATTTACGTTATCACCAATAAACTCCTTAAAGTCCTCTTGGATTTTTAACTCATGAATCTTCTGCATTGTTATACGGTCAATAAACTTTTCAAACTCGTATGGGTCACCTTTGTTCACTACGATAACCTTTACAAACTTGTTATCTAGGTATCGCATATCCTTGAACTGGTACTTGCCCATCTTCTCGTGGTCATAATAAATCTTTTCATAGATAGTGATTGGGTTGTGGATTGCTTCCAGTTCTCTTGTTTCAGTATCAAGAACATGAAAATACTTTTTGTCATTACAGTCATTCCAGAAGAACTCCATCTGAGAACCAAGATAATGAATGTTGCCAGATGTAGACTTCGCATGGAAGTGTCCTGTAAGAACCATTTCGAAACGGTCAAACAGAGTAGGACTCATACCTTGCATACATGGCATACCACGGTGCATATCGAATCCTGTTAGTTCTAAGTGTGCGCCTAAGATGTCTGCCTTACACTTCTTAATAAAGTCAAGGCATTGCTCTTCATTAGAATCACAAATCCAAGGGACAAGACCAATCTTTAAACCGTCATACTTCATGACCTTTGGTTCAAGAACAAGATTGACTTCATTCATATAGTGACCCTGCAACTCTTTCAATGAGTTCAACTCTATGGTATTCTTATAATACATATCATGGTTACCAATAATGATATCCATGGTCATGCCATTCTTACGCAACGGTTCTAAGAATATTTTACGATTGTGTTGTAGTGCTTTAAAATTAATTGTTTTGCGATTGTCATAGTAATCTCCTAGATGGAGAATATGTTTGATATTATTCTCAATACAATAGGGGAAAAACACATCACGATAAAATGCTTCTTGATAATCCATAAAGATATCAGAAGAGTTACGAATACCACAATGAGTATCGTTTAAAATTACTAACTTCATTTAATTACCTTTGAATAAAGGGTCTTCCTCTCGTTTTACTTGAGCAATTGCTTCTGCCATAGACAGTCTTCCATTAATACCAGAAGACTGATTTTGTTTCTTGATTGCTTTTCTGCGGATTCTCTTTAATTCCTTCTTATCCAATTTTTTCATATGACTTGCCATTATACATGACCTTTCTTAAAAAGTCAAGCGTTATTATTATTAATAATCCACTGACTAATAATCTTATATCGAAAACAAGTGCTTCGACACTAAAGGGTGGGTAAGTCTGTCCAAGGTTTGCAAGGACATGCCAAACCAACCAACTACATCCAAGTGCGGTATACATGTTGCTTATGTATCTGCTTACAAATGGTGCAATTGCTAATGCAGTGTATGTAAATATCATATGACCATGAAACCCAATAATGATATCTGATACTAACATAACTAACAAAGGTGCAAACCACACCCACAGACTTTTTGCTATGTGTGGTGCAATTACTGCTAATCCTAATAAAGGTTCACTATTAGGTGGCAATGGTAGAAGTCTACTCAATACCAAAGCAGTAAACAAAAACAGTAGTGACTTCATTCTAAGAAGTCGGTTAGGTCAGAATCTACCTTTGGCACTCTTTTCTTTCTTTCCTTTTTAACAATCTCTTTCCACTCAGCATCCTTCTCTTTGATTTCATCGATACGACTACGCAGTTGGTCAACGAATGCTTGTGCAACTGCCTTTGATTGTCCATCATCCATCTCATTATCTAAGAAGTTTTCTATACCAGAATGATTAATATATCTTAGTTTAATTTCTTGTTGCTTCTTTTCTCTTTCAATTCTACGAAGAAAAGCATACCATGATATCTGTGTAAAGTAGGCAAACGCATTTGGTTTACCAGTTCTAGTTGCGGCCTCTATATTATAGTTCTCAATTGCTTTTAGACAATTCTCTACGGCATCCATTACCATTTCTTCACGGTAGGTGTATCTAACAAAGTTTGATTTGTGTGATAATCCTTCTGCGATTTTTAGAAAGCATTGTGCGATATAATCAGGTACGATTGGTATCTTATTTTCTGCACTCTTTGCTTTTCTAACTTCTTGCACATATTCGACAACACTCGTTGAAAATTGAGCATTATTCACATAATGTGGTTTCTCTTTGGGTTTCATATTATACTCCAAGTTTATTGCATATTATACTACATGTATAATAAAAAGTCAAGGTAAAAAAATAATTAAAAAATAGCTTGACAAAATATGTTTTTTCTGTTATAATTCAAAGCGTCCTTTGAGGGGGGGACATATACCTCAATAATCGTTATGTCGG